GAAAGTGAAAACCAAAAACAATTGGAGGATTTTCAGATGTTGGAAAAACTGCTGAAACTGCTCGAATCCGTTGCGCCCGACAAAGTGAAGGCGCTCGGAGACAATCCGGATCAGGACAAGGTTCTCGATGTGGTCCGTGAAACCCTGTCCGCCAAAATGGACACGGCCGCGGTAGATAAAATCATCGAAGCCCTGAATCACAGGGAGGAACCGGAGCCGGAGCCGGAACTGCCTCCGCCCACGGCAAAATCCACCGACCAGGACGATCGCATTTCCCGGATCGAATGCCGGGCAATGCTGAACGAAGCCCTGGCTGGTTCCAGCCTGCCCCGGGAGGCGAAGGATGCGATTCGGAAACAGTTCTCGGATGACAAGGGGAACGTAATCGTATTCCAGGAGAAAAATCTCAGGGAATCCCTGGAATCCTGGGAAAAGGTCATCGGGGCATTTGCCCAGACCCACCAGATCAAAGGATACGGTGCAACCGTCCAGAAGGATGAAGCCGACAAGCTCCAGGAAGCCGTGGATGGCTTTTTCCTGGGGCAGGATGTGAACAAAACCCCGCGGTTCCGCTCGATCCGCCAGTTGTACGTGGACATCACCGGTGACGAACGGTTTACCCGCGAAATCAAGAACGCTCCCGGCCTGCGTCGGTTCGGCGAATCGATCAGTCAATCCAATTGGGATCAGGTGATCGGCAACGCAGTCAATAAGTCGCTGATGAAGGAATACGCCGAATCCGGTCTGGATCAGTGGCGCAAGGTCGTGTCGATCGTTCCAGTGTCCGACATGCGGGCACAGGACCGGACCCAGATCGGCGGATACGAGAACCTGGGAGCCGTGAGCGAAGGCCAGCCTTATCCTTCGCTGACCAGCCCGACCGACGTGCACGCCACGTACACGCCGTCGAAATACGGCGGGATCGAGGATCTGACCTGGGAAACCATCGTCAACGACGACGTGGGCGCAGTCCAGAGGATTCCCCGGAAGCTTGCCCGCGCAGCTGCGCACACGCTGAATGAATTCATTTTCGATACGTTCGTCAACAACACCATTACGGCCCCGGACGGAGTGGTATGGTTCCATGCCGGATCGCATGTCAACCTGTTGACCACGGCATTCAGCCAGACGGCGCTGATTGCGGTCTGGGTCGCAATGGGCAAATTCGCGGAGCTGTCGAGCTCCAAGCGGCTCGGCATCAAACCGAAGTATTTGCTCTACCCGATCGATCTCGCGGATGCCGTCTTTACGGCGCTCAAGACCGAAAAGGTCACGAGTTCCGCAAACAACGACGTTCGGATGGTGTCTGCAATGGGCATCGAGCCGATCCAAGTGGATTACTGGTCCGATACCAATGACTGGTATTGTGTCGCCGATCCGCGGGATTGCCCCGGCCTCGAAGTGGGGTTCTTCCAGGGCCGCGAGGAACCGGAACTGTTCGTGCAGGACAATCCGCTGTCCGGGTCCATGTTCACGGCGGACAAGACCACGTTCAAGATTCGGCATATCTACGGTCGCGGTTTGCTTGACTGGCGCTGTGCCCATCGCAATACCGTGGGTTGAGGAGGACCATGATGAAGATCAACATCAAACCGAAATATTTGCTCGTCGCGGCGGCGCTAATCGCCGCCGCACTATTCGCCGCGGCGGGTGGTTCCGGAGCTTTGACGCTCGGCGATACCGGAAGCACTACAGCGATCACCTCTTCGGATTGGGGGATTTCGGCAACGGGAGCTGCGACAGCAATGGCGTCGATCGCGTTTGATTCGGGCGATGCGGCATTGACCGCAGTCGACACTCTCAAGAGCGGCGGCGGCGTGGTGAAGTGGGGGCTGTTCACGTTGAACGGACAAGTTTTCGCGGCTGTTCTCGCAGCCGACACTGCGCGGATTGTTGACTAAGAAACCGGCGGGCGGCGGTCCGCCCGCCTTCACATTTCAATAAGGAGAATCGATATGCTTTGGAGTGATCTTCTGGGTTCGCGGGTGACGACGGGATTCCTTCCGGCAGTGGCGGCCGCCACGACTACCGAATCCCATCCGTTGTTCGTGGCCCCGCAAAAATGCCGGGTGACACAGGTCGACATCATCCCACAGGCTGCCGTCACGGGCGACGGAACCGACCGGAAAAACCTCAACATTTTGAATGCCGGATCTGCTGGGGCAGGAACGACCGAGGTCGGCAATCTCGATCTTTCGGCGGACGTGAATCTCACGGCGGCCGACCTGAAGAACATCCCGCTCAATGCCACGTATCTCGCACCGGGCGTGGAACTGGAAGCAGGAGACGTGCTGGTGCTGTCGTATGAAAAAGTCGGGAATGGCGTTGACATGCCCGACTGCATCGCGCTCATCACTTGGGGACCGTCCGCGGCCTAAAGGGGGGAAACCATGCTTTGGTCTGCTCTTTTGGGTAAACGCGCTCAACAGGGTTTTATTCCCACGGTGGCGGCAGTCACAGCGACGTACGAGGCGGCGCTGTTCTGCGCGCCTCAGAAATGCCGCGTCACGCAGGTGGATTTCGTGCCTCGGACAGCGGTGACGGGAAACGACACCAACACGAAAAACCTGAATGTCATTTTTAAGAACGGAGACGGTTCCGGGTCTACGGAAGTTGGGAATCTTGATCTGCCGACCGGCGTCAATCTCACTGCGCTCGATCTCAAAAATATTCCCCTGAATGCTATCTATCTGACTTCAGGGGTCGAGATGGAAGCGGGCGACGTGCTGACGCTTCAGTTCGAAGAGGTCAATTCGGGTGTCGCAATCCCGAACCTCATGACGCTCGTCACTTGGGAACCCGCGAGGGCTTGATTCCTGTACGGTCCATGACCGGGGGGACTTTCACTCCCCCCGGTCTTTTCAAGGAGACCATGATTGCATTCAAAAAAAATGTTCTGACCGAGGAGAAAGGAAATGAAAAAGAACTGGCGTGAAATCGTCATGGTGGTCCTGTCCTGGATCGTCGTCTGGATGGCGGCGCGAGGATATGAAAGCCAGGCAGTCCAAAAGCTCATCACCATGAAAGCCCGCACGGAACAGATCATCAACGCAAAAGGAAATCCGGAATTACAGCGCGTCATGAAAGAACTCGGATATGACGTGATCGTCAAACAACCCGAGAAACCGGTTCCGGTTCTATCGCAAAGTGAAACCAAAAAGGACAAATAAAATGCCCAGATTCAGCATGACCCACGTTCTTCAAGCCTCGGCCGCCCTTGAGGAAGGAGATAATTACACGTCCGGGTTCAACGTCGGTGAACTCCTGGAGGCTGTAATCCTGATCAACGTCACGGCGCGTTCCGGGACCTCCCCGACGCTCGACACGGTGCTGCAAACTTCGCCGGACAATTCGACCTGGTTCGACATGGCCGATTCGTTCACTCAGCTGACCGACGTGGCAAAACTTTTGGTCAAGATTACGAACTTCGGAAAGTTCATCCGGCTCAAGCTTACGGTTGGCGGGACCAACACTCCCACCATGACGACGGCTGTCTATTTGGCCGGGAAGGATTGACGATGAGGATGTGTCTTGTCCATACGGTCCTGCCGTCGACCCTAAAAGCCGCCGGGACGACCTATTCCGACGCGGTCGACGTGGGGGAATTGAACGAAGCTTTGATCCTGACCAACATCACGGCCGTGAGCGGTACGACGCAGACCTACGATGCAACGCTTCAACAATCGGTAGATGGTTCGACATGGTTTGACCGGGCGGATGTGTTCGCCCAGCTCACGGGTATTTCGAAGCAGATCGTCAAGATCACCAATTTTGGACGATACCTCCGAATGAAATTCGTGGTCGGCGGAACCGGAACCCCGAAGGTCACTGTCACGGTGCAATTGGTCGGCAAGGATTGACGATGTCAAAGACATTCGACAATTATGAAGAACAAGTTACGGCCCAGGTCCCGGATTCCAAGGTCCATGATTCGATTCCTGGCCTGCTGAAATCCGTCGCGGACGATTATTCCCGGTATCGTCCTTATGAGACCCAGACCGAAAAAACCGGCGATGGCACGACGTCTGCGTGGGACGTACCGAGCGATTGGGTGAACGGGTTCTCCCAATTGATTTCCGTTGAATATCCTCAAGGGAATTTGCCGGCCGAGTATTTGGAAGAAGAAGATTATGATGTTTATTATGATGTTACCCTAGTGAAATGGCGGCTCAGGCTTTTCAATACCACGCCAGCGACAGACGAAAAGGTTCGGTTCAATTATACGACAAAGCACACGCTTCTTGAAAACACCGCGGTGACGATTCAGGACAACGATTTTTACGCGGTCTGTGACATGGCCTCGGAAAAAGCCTGCATCGTTCTGGCGACAATGTACGCGCCTTCGAATGATTCCACTATCGGGGCGGATTCGGTGAACCACGCCTCGAAGGTTTCCGAGTATTCGAAACTGGCAAAAGAATTCAGGAAATCCTGGCAGGACCGGCTCGGAGTGTCGCCGGATAAGCCGACCGAGGGCCAGGCCCTGATCGTCGAGGAGGAACTTCATTCTGGATTGGATCAATTGCACATGATGTTCCACGGAAAGCATAGGTGGTCATGGCCGGAATAGAAATAAAAGTCACGGACACGACGCGGCTCGGGGAATTTCCCCCGGAACTCGGCAATAGCGTAAGCGAAGCGCTCCTGAGAGTCACAAATAAAATCGCGAACTGGATACAGGACCAGACCCCGGAAGGTGCGACAAGCCTATTGCGGAATTCAACACGTGCAGAATTCCCGGTCGTGCGAGGAACGGAATACGTTGGGGTCGTGGGCAATCCCTTGAAATACGCCTCGTTCATTCTCGGGAAAGGCGCTGGGCCTGCGGTAGGCCATGCCCAATACTGGCCGCCCATTGCACCGCTGATCTATTGGGCGCACCGAAAGGGCCTGGGGCAGGGCGAAGAAACGATCAGAATCGCTTACGCAATCCAGTATATCATTCACGCCCGCGGGATTCACGGAAAGGATTTGTTCGACAAGGCCGAAGCAAAATTTTTCTCCGACATCCAGCGGGAAATTATTCTTTCGCTCGATGAGGTTGAAAAGAGGTTCTCGGATTGAGTACCTATACGACAATCATCGGCGCGATCAAGACGAAACTCGAAGCCGTGACAGGCATCAATGGGGCTGCGAATGTCTATGATTACCAGCGATTGAGTACGGATTGGACATCATTTTTAAGTTTGTTTAAAGTCACAAGCACGAGCAAAATCCACGGGTGGACTTTCACGAGGACATCAACCGAAGAAATTTTATGTACCAACAATCAGAGCGAGAGGGTATTTACTTTTAAAATTCGCGGATATATGAGCGTGGACGATTCCGCGGAATCGGAAAAAACTTTTCAAGACATCATTGAAAACATCTGCGATGATTTTCGAATGGACATGGACCTCGGAATCGGTTCTACCATCGAGGCCGGAGATGATCAGAACACCAACGGAATCGGAGTCGTGCAGGTCCAAATTGTCGAGGCCAGAATGTTCGGGGCAGTCCTGTGTCACTTCGCAGAACTTGAATACAAGTGTAAAACCTTAAACTCAGATATTAACGTATGAGGTGAAAAAATGTCGACCGGTTTGGGTACTCTTGCAAAAGTCGGGATCACGTCCTGTGCGTGGGGTGCGTCCTGGGTCGCTGTGGACGAACTGGTCCCGTTTACCGACGAATCCGTCTCGAAAGTTACGGAGCTGATCGAAAACAGCGTTCTCCAGGGCAAGGCGGGCAGGGCTGCGCCCGATCTGGGGCTCATCAAGATCGAAGGGAATCTCAAGGTCGATCTTGATTATTACAATTGTCAAACGCTCCTCGAGATGGCGTTCGGCACGAACACCGCGGGCGTGTTCACCATGTTGGACAATCAGACCAAGTGCTTTCGGATGGAGATTGAAAAAAATGTCTCCCGATGGCGATTTAACGGGTGCATGGTGGAACAGTTCGTCATCGCAGGGGAAAAGGGAAAAGTCCTGACGACCGAATACGGTCTGGTTTGTTGTGACCTGACGAGATCGGCTACGGCATTCCCGTCTCTTTCGCTGACGACACCATCAAGGATTCGTTATTCAAATTCAACCTCGGCCTCTCGAATACGGATTGCTGACCAAGCCGATGCTTTAGCGGCCGAGGACCAAATGGGCCTCGAATCGTTCAAGTTCACCATCACACGGGGCCTGAAAAAAGACGACTTCACCAATGAACAGAGAACCGCCCTGGTCCCGGTGATCAATGGATTCAGAACGGTAAAGCTCGAAGCAAAATTCAATCGGTATACCGTCGATACGCTCCTAGATTGGGCCGACGCGGGAACAAAACTTCAATCCGATTTTTATTTCACCGATGAGACAAAAACGTTCCTGCTGGAAATTCCCGAAATGAAAATTTCCGATGCGAAAGCGCCAGTTGCTGGGGCGGAAACGGTAGTGCATGATGTAATGTTCGATTGTTTCCGGAACATTTCGAACACGCCAATGGCGGCAATCACGGACGAAGCACGCATAACGATTACGTGAGGTGATGCATGTCGACAGGACTCGGCGCAATTTCAAAGGCCGGCTTTAAAAAAGACACTGAAGAATCTGCTTACCCGAAAACCGATTGGGGTGATTCCGATTTGGGTTCGGGGGATCAGGTTCCTTTTCTTTCGGAAGGCGTTGCCGGCGACAACAAGCTCGAAGCCGATCAGACCATTGAAGGGAAGGCCGGCCTCAGGGCCTCTGACCTGGTGGCGCGAGACATTGCTGGGCCTATCACACTTCAGGGCCGATACAACAACATCGGGAGGCTGCTCTGTATGGCGATGGGGTGGGAGAATCCCAACGTCGCGGGCGCGACATATCACGGATCGCCCGAGACAGTATCGGCAAAATATAAACACGTATTCGAGCTGGACGATGTCCTACACCGGCAGACATGGACGCTCGACGGGGATCGGTTGCCGTCCGGCGGGGGCGGAGGGACGTGGGATTCGAACGACCAAAAGGTCCGATCCGGATGCCTCATCATTGCAAAACAGGTCACGGACTGGCGATTTTTTTCCGTGATGGTCAACAAGATGACAATCAAAGCAGAACCGAAAGGAACATCATTTGTTTTCGACCTGATTGGATACAACTATTCCAGAGGATCGTACAATTCCGCGAATTTCACGCTCGCCACGAATCAGGGCAACATTCTCTTCGCGGATTATGTGTTCTCGATCAACGGGACTGAATATGGAGTGTCGAATTTTGAAGTGACACTCGACAATAAACTGGCCGCGGAACGCGACACCGCCACGGGCTTGTACATCAAGGAACCGGTGCGTGATGAGATGCGCGAGGTGACGTTCGGATTCGATTTCTTGCGGCATGAATCGGATTCGCTGTTTGACAATTACGACGCCGGAACGGAACGGTATTGCTCCATGAAAGCGACGAGCGGAGCATACAATTTCGGGATTTATTTTTCGGCGTTCAAATTCGAAAAAGTCGATGCCAATGTCGCAGGCGCGGGAATCCTTCGCCCGAAACACAATTGCAGGGCTTATATACCCGCATCCGACCAGTTTGCTTCCGAATGGTCCAATATCCAACTTAAAAAGAACAAGGAAATGGTCATCATGTTAACCAATGATCATTCTACCAATTACTTGACGGAGAACTGACATGCCCCCCAAAAAGGAACCCGCTCAGGATTTGCCGGACATACCGGTCAAGAAAAGCGGGCTTGGCGGAAATCTTCTCATCAAGTCCAGCCCTCCGGAAATTACGATCACCGGACCTGTCGGAATCTACCGCGACGGACAGAGCGGCGACAAGCTCGTCCTCGGTATTTTCGGGGTTACGCTCGACGCACGAGCACAGATTGTACAAGCCGGAGGGCCGCAAAAAACCCGCACGTATTTTTCAGATGGCAAGCTTTATGTCATCCTGGAAGGCGCGGATTGGGATAAAACGCCCGTCGAGATTTCGTTCAATTTAACTTTTTAACCCTATCTGCCGAGGAGGAAATCATGGCAATCAGGATCATTCAGGAAACCGAAAGGCTCGTTTTCGATTGCAGCGGGGAAGCAAAAATCTTTTACAAGCGCATCCCCCGGTACATGTATTCGAAATGGGTTCGGGAATTTACGACCCGCAGAGGGGATCGGACAGACTGGAACGCAGTCGGACGAGCCGCGATGGAATATGCCATCCTGGACTGGGAAGGATTCGAGGACGAAACCGGGCCAGTGAAATACACTCCGGATAAAATCGACAACATTCCCGGAGCCGTGGTGGATGAATTCACCACCACCCTGATGGATGGGTTCGTCCCGAAGGACCAGGAGACGGCAAGAAAAAACTCGTAGAGTACGCCGAGCAATGGTTCAAGCTCAAAGGGGAAAGTTGCGGTCGGTGTACTGAACGGTATGAAGAGGATGATCGGGAACCTCCCTGCGATGTCTGTGGAAGAGTTGATCTTTTTGAAACGAACCGCGAGGTATTCGATTTTTTCGAGGATATACTGTTTTTCTCGAGAGGCGGATTCGATGATCAGGGGCTTTTTGATTTGGGCCACTTCGGAGAGGGGCTTCAGGTCGTAAAGACGTTCCGGGATTACCGATTCACCGAGGATCAAATTGTGGAATTTTACGAAAACCTGAAGATCATCATCTCAACAATCAATCAGATGAATCAAAAAAAGATTCGGAGCATTCCATCGCTATCAAGTTAGAAATCATAGTGGACCCCAAAAAGGGGATCACGGGCATCAAGCAAATCGAGGGCGAACTCGGCAAGCTCCCTAATGCTGTGGAGCAGGCCGGGAACAAGATGAAATCGTCCTGGCAGAAGATCGAGGGCGGGATCGCGAGCCTGGGGAATAAGATGAAATCCTTCATGACCGGCCTCCCGGCCATGATGGGGTTTACGGGTTTCGCGGCCGCAATCATTGATGTGACGAAAGCAGCGATGGAGGACGAGGTACAATTCGCCCGGTTGAAATCTGCCATCGAATTGGCCGGGGTGTCCTATGATTCGGTCAAAGGGAAAATCGAAGCATATTCCCAGCAGGTCATGGCGACGACTCAGTTCGGCGAGGATGAATTTATTCCTGCACTTCAGGAAATCATTCAGTTGAGTGGCAACGTTAAGGGTGCGTTTGAGGGAACCAACATCGCGTTGGCGATGGCGAAATCGGGGCTGTTCGATGTCGGAACAGCCTCCCGGTACGTAGGGATGGCGATGGCCGGCGAAGTCGAAATGCTCGGCCGCTACATTCCAAAGTTGAGGGCCTCGAACGGATTGATCAAAGAGAACATGACGGCGGAAGAAAAGTGGGCTGCGGCTAAAACCTTGCTGATTCAGAAATTCGGCGAATCCGCAGCTGGCGTGACCACATTTTCCGCAAAAGTCCAGCAACTCAAAAATCATATCGATAAAGTATCCGAGGGAATTGGTAAAATAATTATGCACAAATTTGGCCCAACGATAGAGGATTGGACCAAAGAAATTCAGACATTTATCAAGAACGGAGAAATGGAAAGATGGATTACAAATATAGCCATTGCGTTTGAAAACGTTCTGGACGGATTGATAACGGTTTGGAACGCAGTCAAGATCGTTGGGACGGTTTTCAATGCGTGGTTTTCTTCGACCTTCACACAATTGAACGCCCTGGGGCGGATGCTGAACGGTGTCATGACGCTCAGACCATCCGAAATAAAAGCGGCATGGGACGAATTTATCAAGGCGCCACGGGATGCGATCGCGACCACGGAAAAGGTCTGGAATACCTCTATTGCCAACATACAAAACGCCTGGTTGACGGCGAAACGGAATATCGAGGCAGACAAGGTAAAGATCGAAGCGGATCAAGCAAAAGCCAAAGCCGAAGGCGCAGCGGCCGGCGCGAATTTCAAGGCCGGGTTCCAGGGAGCCACGATGGATTTGGCCCCCAATTGGGGAGGCCCCAGGGGAGCCGGGAAGTCGAAAGAGGGCGGAATGTCTGTTGAAAATGCCCCGCCCGTGGAAGATATTGGAACAGCGGCAGAACGCGCTGCACAGCAGGCAAGCGAAACCTGGCAGATAGCATGGGAGGACATTGGCACCGGCGGACAGGCAACCGGATCGGCCATCATGAACGCCTTCTCGTCCGTCGGAAGCGTTCTTTCGAATGAGTTCAATACTTTGTGGGAAAAGATTTTTGGGAAAGCAAAATCGACGTTCCAGAAAGTTGCTCAAGTATTTATGTCCTCGATGTTTGACGCATTGGCGCAGATCGCTGCACGCGCCGCGGCATTATGGATTCTGACCCTGATTTTCCCGCAAGTGAAAGCCGGAGTAGCGGCAACCGGGGGGATTTGGGCCAACGCCATGAGGCACGAGGGCGGAATGGTGATGCATGGGGGGGGATATATGCACGCCGGGGGGCTTCGGCCCGACGAGAGACGGGTCATCATGCAGACCGGCGAATTCGTAACCCAAAGGTCGTCCGTCAACTCTTTTACGCTTCCGACACTGTCCTATATCAATCGGACCGGTAGAGCTCCTGCGCCGAGCATTAATATCTCAGGCGATACCGTACAGGTCGATGGCATATTGGATTCACGGACAGTGTTGGATTTGAAGCGGTTAATCGCAGACAACAAAACCGGGCTCGCGGAACAGGTCGAAGATCTGCTCCAAAGCCGAAGGCTCAAGGTCGCATAGATGGCAACTTTTACGAAGGGTGCAACGACCATCCAGATCACCGCCACGCTCTACCCGGTAAAGTACGAAGGCCAGCGAAATCAAAATTTCGGCGAGGCGGAAGACGGAACCATCCGAGTATACGACCGGAACGTCAAGGTTGAGTTTCTTCATCTTCAAATCAAGGAAGATCACACCAATATGGCGGCCCTCCGGTATTTCATCATGTCAACCGTCAAGTTGAGAAAAGATACATTCACATTCAATCCGGATTCCGACCAGGACGCAGGGAACGGTGAAGGGGGGCCGATTACGGTTCGGTATTGGGATTCGAACTTTATCGAAGAACAATATATTTATCATCGATATAAATATTCTTTGCTTTTGAGGCGGGAAATTGCATGAAAACCCTGCCGGCCGGGTGGTCCGCTTACATCGGGGGATCGTTCACCGTCGCGTACATGATCCAGATTTCATGCCGGGATGCCGTAACTTTTTATCGATGGGGAACGATTGCATCGAGCGATATTGCGGGGTGGACCGGAGATTCTTTTCTTGATGGGAGAATCGCAAAAGAAGGCTTGGGGAGTGTTTCTTTTTCGGCCAACCTCCGCGCAGGCGGGGGGCTTGCCTCTGTCGGGGATTTTAATTTTAAATTATTAAACCACGACAATTATTACGCTGACACATTAGCAAATCAATATCTTGATAACGCCGATGTACAGATCCGGCGGTTTATTATCGAGGCCAGTCCGACATCGTTTTCTTCTGGACTTCTTGTTTTCTCCGGCATCATTGCTGATTATTGGTTTGATCAAGAATATATTTATTTCCGTTGCAAAGTCAACGAAAATGAACACACAACAATCCCTCGAAAGGTGATTGAAGAAAAGACGATTTCAACGTCAGCTTTCGGGGCAACACGAATCATTCCCGACAATTCAAACGGCAAACCGATTCCGATTCAATTTGGGGAAATTGCGAAGGCGGAAGCCTTTTTTTGCAACACGGAAACGACTGTCATCGTTGACCCGTCCGTGGCAACCGGCGGGGGAAATGATTATCTTGATGATTCGGGTAAATCATGGACATCAGACGAACACGCCACAAAAGACCTGGAAATCATCGGCGGAGATGGAAAAGGTCAAATTCTTGTAATTGAATCCAATACGGCTACACGTTTGACCATCGAAGATAAATTTCAAACAAACCCGGCGGCAGATGGAACGGTTTACAGGGTTACAGATTCACAATTTGACATGATCGTGAGCGATTCGGAATTAAAAGAATTTGTCGTTGACGAGAATGGAGATTACAATATTTGGTTTTGGGATAATACTTCAAAAATTTATGTCGCCTGCAACAAAAAAATTATTACACTAAAAAATAACTCTGATCCGTTCACGCCAATGGCCGGACTTCGGTTCATTGCGGGCGTGGTAAAAAAGAACGAAATCACATTTTTTTATCCGCATCCTTTTACGGAATTAAGATATACAGACGGCTGGACAAATCCCAATAATATCATTGATTGGGATAATTCCAGTTATGCTTCTTATGAGCACACCGGCTCTGTGACCTATACTTTAATGGGGAAAATGGGAACTGATTTACATGATGTGATCGGGACATGGGATAAAATTTATCTTTACGTGGTTGCTGAACATAACAAAGCAGGATGGAGAGGATGGCTCGCATGGCCGAGAGTTTACAATACAGCCGGGAATACCATTACTGGCCTTTACGGACATGCAATTTTGTCTGACGATTATCTGTATTTTAATAATATATTAAAATATTTATTGGGGCCTCCGGCAGGGTTTCCGGCGTCTGCAAACGCCAAATTGTCGCCGATTGATACGGACTCAGCGGGGGTACAAACGATTACTCCGGGCGATTGGGGGGCGTTGAATTATAACCGGTGGATTTTACCTGGATTTTATGCCGAGGAAGTCACCGGGAGTTATACCATAAAAATGTATCAAGCTGGTTTAATTTTTGCGAAAACCGTAACCTTGAATGAACAAACGCGGTTTTTTGTGCAGATTAAAGGCAGGATGTTTGCCAGTACCTGGGGAGGCCGGAAGACCGCCGCAAATCTTATTGAGAATCCCGCAGATGTAATTGAAAAAATCCTCAGAACCGATCTGGGCGTAATCGGAACAAATATCGATACGACACATTTTGATTCGACCAACACGGCACGGACAAATTATAAATTGTCTTATTCAATCAACAAAGAAATTAATACGCTCGAAGAAATTGGCGGTATTTGTCGCGAGACCATGATGCTTTTCTGGAAGGATGCAAACGGGAAACATACTCTCCGTCCTCTTGATTTGGGAGAAACCCACGATAAGGCTTTGGCAAAAACGGATGTTTTGCTCGATAATGGAGTCTCGACTTTTGGCGTAAAACTTTCCCCGCTTGAAGCGATATATAACGAAATCTATGTTCATTACGATAAAGACCCCGCCACGGGGG